ATACTTTACTCAAATTATTCACTATGCCTTCCTGAGACGCATTCAGAAGGAGAAGAAGCAACTTGATATCAAGACTAAGATTATTGAGAAGACTGGTTTTGATGAGGTAATGATGGTTGACGATAGCTTGCTTTCTGGACACAGTTCAGAGTATAATAGTATCAAAGACGCTATCCAGTATAAGAACCGATGAAGGTTGCCATCATTACAGACACTCATTATGGGGCAAGGAAAGGTTCCAAGCACCTACACGATTATTTTGAGAAGTTCTATGATAATGTATTCTTTCCTGCTCTAGAAGAGCATGGAGTAGAGGCAGTTATTCATATGGGAGATGCTTTTGATAGTCGAAAGTCGATTGACTATCAAAGTCTTCAGTGGGCAAAGAGAGTTGTGTTTGACCGACTCAAAGATTACAAAGTGCATATGATTGTGGGAAACCATGATACATATTTTAAAAACACCAATGAAGTTAATTCTCCAGGTTTGCTTCTATCTGACTATAATAATATTTCTGTATATAATGAACCTACCGAAGTAAATGTCGGTGGATTGGATATTTTATTTTTACCTTGGATTAATGCTGATAATGAAGAAGTATCTATCAAAACTATTAAAAAGACAAATTGCCGTGTGTCGATGGGGCACCTTGAACTCTCAGGATTTAGAGTTAATCGACAAATCATCATGGAAGATGGTTTGGAAAGCAAGTTATTTGAGAAGTTCGATAAAGTCTTTTCAGGTCACTACCATACAAGATCAGATAACGGAACAGTCTTCTACTTAGGCAATCCTTATGAGATGTATTGGACTGATGTAAATGATACTCGTGGATTTCATATCTTTGATACGGAAACCCTCACTCATATACCAATCAACAATCCTTATAAATTATTTTATAATATCTATTATGAGGATACCAATTACAAACTCTTTAATGCTTCTGAGTATGAAAATAAAATTGTAAAGGTGATTGTTCGTAAAAAAACAAAACCAAAAGATTTTGAAAAATTCATTGATAAACTTTATTCTGTAGGAGTCCAAGACCTTAAGATCATTGAAAATTTTGAGATTCAAGAATCTGAAGATTTTGAGATTGATGAAGAGGAAAATACACTTTCTATTCTAAATCGTTATATTGATGAATCTGAGTTTGAACTTGACAAAAGCATTATTAAAGGTATCTTTCAAGATTTGTATCGACAAGCTTGCGAAGTAGAATAAATGTTTCTTCTTACTCTTAAAGACAACAAAGACGATGGTGCATATGCCGTTCAAGATAGGTATGGGCACAAAGTGCTTTTTTTGTTTGAAGAGGAGGATGATGCCGAAAGATATGCTATGATGTTAGAGGATCAAGAAAATGCGGAGATGGATATTGTAGAAGTTGATGATGAACTTGCGATAAAAACTTGTAAGTACCATTCGTATAAGTATGCGATTATTACCCCTAATGACATTGTGATTCCTCCTAAAAATGATAACGTTCAAAAAGATTAGATACAAGAACTTTCTCTCATCCGGTGATCAATTTACAGAGATTGATTTTCAACAACATCATACTAATTTGATTATTGGCACGAATGGTGCTGGTAAATCTACGATGCTTGATGCTCTTACTTTTGTTTTATTCAATAAACCATTTCGTAAAATCAATAAACCTCAACTGGTCAATACTACTAATGAAAGAGAGTGTTTGGTTGAGATTGAGTTTTCTGTAAATAGTCGTGATTATTTGGTTCGTCGTGGTATCAAACCAAATGTTTTTGATATTGAAGTTAATGGGACTGCACTTCATAGAGAAGCAGACGATCGTGCTAATCAACGCATTCTGGAAGAAAATATTCTTAAAGTAAATTATAAATCTTTTACTCAGATTGTGATTCTGGGTAGCAGCACTTTTGTACCTTTTATGCAACTGACGACTTCTAATCGTCGTGAAGTGATTGAAGATTTGTTGGATATTCGTATCTTCTCTGCGATGAATAGTCTTATCAAAGATAATATTCGCACAAAGAAAGAGCAGATCAAGTCACTGGATCTTAAGAAAGATAATCTTAAAGATAAGATGAAGATGCAGAAAGAGTTTATTGAGGAATTGGAGAATCGTGGTAATGCCAATATAAATGCCAACAATGAAAAGATTGCCAATTTAGATGATGAAGTTGGTGATTATATGAATACTAATGAGGACTTGGAGGGGCAAATAAAAACACTGCAAGTTGATATTGAAGAACTTCAAGGTGTCGGTGACAAGTTAGTGAAACTTAATAACCTTAAAGGTAAAATCTCTCAAAAGGTAAGTACAATTACCAAAGAACATAAGTTTTTTACTGAAAATACGGTATGCCCTACCTGCACACAAGAGATTGAAGAAGAGTTTCGTGTAAATAGAATTGAGGATGCTCAAAATAAAGCAAGAGAACTTAAAGATGGTTATGAAGAACTTGAGAAAACTATTAAGTCTGAACAAGAACGAGAGCGTCAATTCAATGCACTATCTCAGGAGATTACAAAGTTAACGCATGGCATTTCTCAAAACAATACTCGGATTTCCCTCAACCAGAGACAAATCAGAGATCTTGAAAATGAAATTCAAACTATTACCAGTCAGTTACAAAACAGAAATACTGAGCATGAGAAACTAGAACAGTTTCGAGAAAATCTCCAAAAGACAATAGAAGACCTCTCAGACAAAAAACAAGAAATCGTACATTACGATTTTGCCTATTCCTTACTCAAGGACGATGGTGTAAAAACGAAGATAATCAATAAGTATCTTCCGTTCATAAATCAGCAGGTAAATCGTTATCTTCAGATGATGGATTTCTACATCAACTTTAAACTTGATGGAGAATTTAGTGAAACTATTGAATCACCCATTCACGAACACTTCTCATATTCATCTTTTAGTGAAGGTGAAAAAATGAGAATTGACCTCGCACTTCTTTTCACTTGGAGAGAAGTTGCAAGACTCAAAAACTCGGTGAATACCAACCTGCTGATTATGGATGAGGTATTTGATTCTTCGTTGGATGGATTTGGGACAGAAGAGTTTCTTAAGATTATTCGTTATGTCATTAAAGATGCTAATATATTTGTCATTTCTCATAAGTCAGACTTACATGACAAATTTGAAAGTGTCCTACGTTTTGAGAAAGTAAAAGGTTTTTCACGTATGGTGTCCTGATACACCAAAGAACAATGCAAGTCCCAAACTGGAAACACAACTCTGGCAAAGAACAAAAACGAAAACTGAAACCACAAGCAATGCGAGCTCGACGAGAAGCATTGAGACAGTTCAAGAAGCGTCACATGACCCTGCCTAAACAGCAGGGTTCTTTTGTATAATACTCTCATACGCAACAGAGCAATGACCGTTCGACACGAAATCAAGTCCCAACTTGCTAAACTCCTTGCCACTGAGGATCTTGTGGTGGAGCACAAGCAGGTTGAGACTGCCTGCTTTAATGTTCATACTCGTGTGCTGACTCTTCCTATGTGGGAGGGTGCCACGAATGAGATTTATGATATGCTGGTAGCACATGAGGTAGGTCATGCACTTTATACACCTGACCGTGATTGGTTGAAGGAAGTTAAGATTCCTCCACAGTTTGTGAATGTGGTTGAGGATGCTCGCATTGAGAAGATGATGAAGCGTCGTTATGCTGGTATTTCCAAGACCTTCTATCGTGGTTATAGTGACCTTTCTGATAAGGATTTCTTTGGTGTTGAGTGTGAAGATGTCAGCAAGATGAACCTTGCCGACCGAGTAAATCTATATTTCAAGATTGGCAACTTTATTGATATTCCTTTTGATGAATATCTTGAGATGCCAATCGTTCGTATGATTGATGGTTGTGAAGATTTTGATGATGTTCTTCTGGCAGCACAGGCACTTTATAAGTATTGCCAAGACCAGATGAATACGGAGACTAAGACTGATATTGATTCTCTGGAATCTCAAGGTCAAGGTTCTACCGAGCAAGACACCGAGCAAGTGACCGAGCAAGACACCGAGCAAGTGACCGAGCAAGACACCGAGC